AATTGCGTCTTAAAGCAAATGCCTTTAAGGATGAGAATGAGCGAGCAGCTTACTCTCAACAAGCCTTAAAGGACTCGCTTAAAATAGCTGAGTCCAAACTTCAGGCCGCCAGGTCTGAAGCTGAACATACAAAGGCCAGCCTTGAGAAATCTCAGGCTGATCTTAAAATTGCCATGGCTTCTGCCCAAGCTTCTAAGAAAGAGCTTGAAAAGACCATCTCCACTACCAGAAAATCTGGTGATGCAGAGGGCCTTGACAAGCTTCTTGATGAGAAGCGAAGGATGAGCCAGGACATTAATTCACTCAATTCCAATTTGCAGGTCCTAAATTCTGAGAAAAAGACTGTGCAAGATCGCTTGAAGCGTTACGAGCTTCAAGTGTTGGAATTGACAAATGAATTGAACCTGGAAAAATCCCGACAAGCAATTGCTTCAGGGAAACCAGGTACATCTTTTGCAGCCAAGGCAAAAGCTATGGGGACTGAATCAGTAAGACTGTTCAATGTTGCCCATACCAATTTGTCTTCTCTTGCAAAAGAGAGATTTGAAAAAGTGGCTTCTAATCCTGTCGAGGATGAGAAGAACACAGTGTTTTGGATCAAGGCCGCGCTAGATGCCACTAAACATTCAGTGTATAAACCATACAAACTGGTGTTTCATGGCCTCGGCGATGACCTTAAAATTATGACGCATTCGTCAAGGAAGTTATTTGATCCTTTCTTGATTGCTGTCCGGGATTCTTTGTTGCCCACTGGCCAACCGTTGTCATTGGAAGAAATGTCCGAGATGCTCTCAGCTATACCGCCTGAGAACATCAAGCTCAGCAAGGAGTATAGAGACAAGGGCTTTAAAACCCTTGCAGATCTCCCTGAGAATCCTGAGTCTGGGCATTTCCCCCATGTGTCAGATTTACCTTTCCGGAATGTTTCCGGGAAAACCACATTCGCAAAGGAGGCCAACAAAAAGCCTAAACATCTGCCTGAAGACTTGCCCACAAAGAAGCAGTCTAAAAAGAAGGCAGAGGAAGAAGCTTTGTTGGAAACCGATCCTATTCCAGAGCCTGATGATGGGTCACCCAGTGAGGATGACACTCCAATCAGTCTCTGGTTAAGGATGCGCCAGTGGTTTCTGGTACAATTTGACAACATGAATTCACGAGTGAGAAATTCACTCAGGAAGAGACCTTCCAGACTGGCCCGCTATTATAAGCTGGCCACTGGTGGTTTCTTTCAGAAACTATGTTTAGTACCATATTCCTGGTACATCTGGGCCTTTCCATGAGTTTTTACAAAATGTTACTCTATGGATGGACCCTGGAAAAGGATTCTGTCACTGGTCAATATATTTATGGATCAGTGCCTAGATTTCTTTTGGATTGTGGGACTAGTGTGTATTCATTCACTAAGTCCAGGATCCCAAAGGCTTTTAAGAAGACTAAATCCTTCTTACGCCGTCAGCACAGCAATTTCGCTAACAATTTTCCTCGCACATATCTAGC